CCGTGCAGTCTCTCGGCATTTACACTACCCTAGTAGTGATTTAGCACGTAAATCTTTATAGAATGAATTCCGGACGACAGAGCCTCATAAAGAGGTTGTTGGACCCGTAGATTCAACCAAACGTTTTGGGCGGCCTAGTCTAATAGACCCAATAGGCAGTTTAACGACATACCCAGGTCAAAGAACGATTAATAAAGACGTGGTAACCGACTATGCGTAAAACGCAAGATCGGCATACGAGCCCTCTTCTTCCTAAAACCACTAGGACAAAAAATCCTAATACTGGGAATAGAAAGCCTCCTCACATCAATATATTCACCCTCCTCACCAAATAGTTTCATCGGCTTCACCCAAGGGACAATAGCCTCGTCAAATTTCTCAACTGGATACCCCGGAAGGGGGAACTGAGTTGTCTTCGGACAGCGATCAGATAAGAAAATATTCTTGGCGATCAAGCCATCGACAGGACGAACAAAGAACCTCCAACCTTTGGGCGGAACTATCCCCATACCGCCAGAACTAATCGGTAAAAACCAGTTACGTTGGACAAGCTGATAGCCTCTCTTCCAGGAAAAAGACAAAGCAACCGTGCTTTCTTTAACCATCTGATCATTATGAAGCTTAAGGTAACCATCCAAAATATCCCGTTCTCGACCCCTAAGAGAACCACGCATAAGGTGATTGACATTGGAGAAGACACCGAGATCCTCCGAATGGTGATCTTCAGCTCCCTGAACTTTATGGAGGCCAAAATAAAGACCTACGTTCAAATAAGGGATTTCCCTGGGTTCACAAGGGAACCTAAGGTCGTAATGAACAGCCATACTGTTTATATTGAGGTAAGTACGGTGGTGGTAAGCCTTTCCCACAGACATCTTAAGGCCAACAGAGTTAGCTATAGACGAATGGAACTCAAACATTCCCGGGGGACCGGCATAGACCATATCATCGCCATTGACCAACACATGGGAAAGAATTTCCCCGTCTCTCCAATCATGCTGCTGGCTCTCCATAGAACGCAAATACGTCCCAAGGTTAGCTAAACACAAAATCGGGAAAGAGAGAATACTCCCCATAAGCTGGCCATTACGCTGAAGACCACGACTCACTTCTTTATCATCAGGATAAAAGAGCTCATGAGGCCCTAGAACGGACAGGGCCGAAGAAACTACACGATCAGGCTGACCTTCAAGAATGTATTCCATAATTCTACGAGAATACTCATAACTCAAGCCATCCGTAGCGGCGGAGTAGTCGATAGACAACCATTCCCAATCCACAGAGGCTCTTCGTTTCAGGTCAATAAGATCGGTGGGACAAAAAGGACGAGAGATTAAGCGGAAGCAAGATATCTCTGAAAGAGATTTCCACAAAATCTTCTGAAGACGGCGACAAGAGTAGTAGGGAAGAGCATTGCCCTTCGATATAACCCGAACCTTAAAAGGCTCACGCACCGCCTGTATCATCGCCCGACAGGGTTTATGAAACTCCCACTCACCTAAACGGTCCTTAAGAGAATCCCAACAGTCCCAGCCGGTAGGCTGGCGTCGCTCAAGAACAACATGCCTCCGAAGCTCTGCAGGTCTCCTCTCATAGAGAAGACTTACAAACTCCATTGAAAACAAGTCAGTAGTCAGCGATTGACAGTTATAGAACTCAGAAGTGCCAAGATGACGGCTAAATTGACGCGAATAATGCCGGAAGCGTATCTTTGGGAAACAGACTTTTTGAGAAGAAATCTCATTTAGA